AGGGGGTCTTACTGCTTCTGGTCGTAGAAAATACAACCGAGCAACAGGTGGAAACTTGCAAGCTCCTGTTACTAAAAAGACAGGTCTAACTAAGACAGAAAAAGCCAGAAGAAAATCCTTCTGTGCAAGGATGTCAAAGGTAAAAGGACCATTAAAGAAAGATGGTAAGTTGACTCGTAAAGCCCTTGCACTACGCAAGTGGAATTGCGGTTCAGTATAAACTAAACAAAACGAAAATCTTAATATCAATAGTGCCTGATGCGTCAGATAACACTTGAGAGAACAGACAGTAGTGAAGTTAGTTTCTCAAATTATTAATCAACCTAAAGGAGTTTAAATTATGGCTAACGCCACAGTTTCACGCCTAGGTCTGGTAAACAATAGTGGAACAGACTTTGATGCTCTGTTTCTGAAAGTGTTCTCTGGTGAGGTCTTAACAGCCTTTGCTAGAAATAACATCTTCAATGAACAGCTACATTCTGTTCGTACTATTACTTCTGGTAAATCAGCACAGTTCCCTGTAACAGGAACAGCAACTGCTGCATATCACACACCAGGAACACCATTAGTTGGTGCAAACCAGATCTTGGCAAATGAGAAGATTATTTCTATTGATGATCTACTTATTTCACAGGCTTTTGTAAGCAATTTAGATGAGCTTAAGAATCATTACGATGTAAGAGCTACATACGCTGATGAATTAGGTAAGGCTCTTGCTCGTACTTACGATCAAAATGTCGCAAAGGTAATAGCAAACGCTTCAAGAGCATCTACAACATTAACAGGTGGTAATGGTGGATTAGTTTCTACTCTTGCTTCTGGTAATACATCTTCAGCAAACGTCACAGGTGATGAGTTAGCAGCAGCTATCTACGACATTGCACAGGCATTTGATGAGAGAGACATTCCTCCAACAGATCGTTTCTGTGTACTTCCACCTGCTGAGTATTACAAGTTAGCTGAATCAGCCACAAGAACAGTGGATGTGGACTTTAACCCAGGTGGTAATGGTTCATTTGCTTCTGGTCGTGTACAACAGATTGCTGGTATTCCAGTGATGATGAGTAACAACGTACCTCAATCAAACGTTGGATCAAACCCATCAGGTGCTAACAACACATATAGTGGTGACGATAGTAAAACTATTGGTCTTGTCTTCCATCGCTCAGCAGTAGGTACTGTTAAGTTAATGGACATGACAACTGAGATTAGTGGTCAGGACTACGGAATCATGTATCAAGGTACATTGATGGTTGCTAAGTATGCTTTAGGTCATGGAATCCTAAGACCTGAGTGTGCAGCTACAATCAAGTTATCTGCTTCTTAATTCACATAAAGGGTACTCAGAAATGGGTACTCTTTTTCTTACTATTTGGAGATTATTATGGCTTACGGAAAGATGAAGAAGAAAAAGAAAAAGAAAATGGGTGGTAGAGATTCACTTAAAATTAAATACTAATTATGCCTTCAGCTACAACCACTGAACTAGCAGCTATCAACATTATGTTGGCAGCTATAGGAGAAGCACCTGTTAATAGTCTTACAGGTACAGTTCCTGTTGATGTACGACTAGCACAATCAACTCTTACAGAAGTTAATAAAGAAGTACAAAGTGAAGGATGGTCTTTTAATACAGAAATAGATGTTACTTTTACAAGAAATAACTCTAAACAAATTACTTTTTCTTCTGATGTTTTAAGAATAGATCCTAATATTCATCAGCACCCTACGATTGATGCAATACAACGTGGTTTAAGATTATATGACAGATTAAATAATAAGTTTGAATTTGATGAAGATCTGATCTGTACTGTGGTTTATTTCAGAACTTTCAATGAGATACCAGAACCTGCAAGAAGATATATTAATATAAAAGCTGCTCGCATCTTTGTTGATAGATTAGTCAGTGATGATGGACTAAGAACATATACGCAACAGGACGAAGTAAGAGCTAGAGCTATACTGATGGAAACAGACTTAGCTAATGGTGATCATAATCTTTTAAGAGGAGATCCATCATTAACCAGTGTCTTCGATACCTACTCACCAGCAAACGCACTAATTAGATAATTATGGGTGTTATATCAAGAGCAATACCTACATTGCTTAGAGGAATATCACAATCTGCTGATTCAACCAAACAATCCGATCATGCAGACATACAGGATAATGCTAACAGCAGTCCTATACAGGGTCTTGTAAAGCGTTCTGGTACACAGTTCATAACTAATCTAAGCTCTTCGACTGTAGGTAATGTTCATATACAAACTATAAATAGAGATATAAATGAAAGGTATGTGGCAATATTTAGTAATGGTAATGTCAAAGTATATGAGTTGGATGGTACGGAACTAACAGTAAATAAACCAGATGGAACGACATATTTAAATACATCAGATCCTAGAAGTGTAATTAAGACTGTAACTATTGCTGATTTTACCTTTGTTGTTAATAGAAGTATTACAACAGCTATGGATACAACTCTCAGTAGTGGTACTGATACGCAGGCTGTTGTCTTTATTAATCAAGTTTCAGATAAGACTACATATTCAGTCACTGTAGATGGTGTAACCGTTACAGATGATACAACATCAGACTCTACACTTAGTACTACACAGGTAGCTACTGATCTTGTTTCTGGTCTTAATGCTGGATTAACAGGTTTTACCATCGCTCGTAATGGTCCTGTTATACATATAAAGAAAAATGATGGCAGTAACTTCTCTATTGATGGAAATGACTCACAAGGTAATACACAACTAACAGTAGTAAAAGATTCAGTACAGAGGTTTACAGACCTGCCAACAGTTTCACCTAATGGGTATGTAGTAGAAATCAAAGGTGATGAAGCTACAAACTTTGATAATTATTTTGTAAAGTTTGTCACTAATAATGGTGGAGCATTTGAAGAAGGGCAGTGGGAAGAAACTGTAATGCCTGGTATTGAGTTTAAATTTAATTACGACACCATGCCTCATGTATTGGTAAGACAGGCAGATGGTAATTTTAGATTTGCAAGAGTTGATGGTGATAGTTATACCTTGTCTGGTGTTACTTACACTTTGCCTAAATGGGGAGAAAGAACTGTTGGTGATTTAGATTCAGCACCCAACCCTTCTTTTATCGGTAATAAGATAAATAACGTTTTCTTTTTTAGAAACAGATTAGGTTTCTTAACTGATGATAATGCAGTATTGTCAAGGGTTTCAGAGTTCTTTAACTTCTTTCCTGAAACTGTTTTATCTGTTATAGATAGTGATCCTATTGATGTTGCTGCTTCTCATACAAAGGTTGCTATTCTTAAACACGCAGTCACTATGGGAGAACAGTTAATCTTGTTCTCAGATCAGACGCAATTTGTATTAACATCATCATCTGATTCTTTAACACCTAAAACAGCGAACGTAGTTGTAATTACAGAATTTGAATCTAGTGATTCTGCACAGCCAGTAGGTAGTGGTAGTTCTATTTATTATTTAACAAGTAAAGGATCTTTTGCTGGTGTAAGAGAATATATATCACAAGAAAATGTATCTATAAAAGATGCAAGCAATATTACTATTCATGTACCAAAATTAATACCTAGTAATATTTTTAAATTAGCCGTATCTACAAATGAAGATGTATTAGTTTTAGTTGGAACAGATGAGCCTAACAAGTTATATATCAACAGATGGTTGTATGGTGATAATTTTCAAAAAATATTAAATAGTTGGTCTACCTTTACTCTTAATTCTGCCAAGTCGATAAAGAATATAGATTTTATTGGTACTGATTTATTTATGGTTATAGAAGAAGCTAATGGTACAAGTTTGGAAAAAATGCCATTTGAAGCAAACTTTAAAGAAACTAATGCAGATTTTGAATTTCACTTAGATCATAAGGTTACAGAAGCTACTAGTGGTGTTTCTGTTTCTTATAACTCCACCACTGATATATCAACATTTACTGTGCCTTATAGATTAAATGGAAAGATGGCAGTGGTAGGTCGTTATCTGGCTAGTGGAGAAACAAGTACATTTGTTGATTTTAAAGGCAATACAGTACCTTTAAAACCAGGTCAAGTTTTACAAACAACTAACTTAACTAATGGTTCTAATTCGACAATTACAGCAAGTGGTGATTTTAGAAATAGTAAATTTATAATTGGAGAACAATATTTAATGCACTATAGATTTAGTTCACAAAGACTTACTGAAAGTCGTACAAATAATTCAAGTGAATTAATAAGTGGTCGTTTACAACTACATCATTTTTATATCAAGTTTGAAGATACTGGTTTCTTTCAGGTAGAAGTCACACCAGAAAATAGAGATACATCTACCCATAAATTTACAGGTCGTTTTCTAGGTGCAGCTTCTGCAACCGTAGGTCAAATAAATTTAGAAACAGGTACATTTAGAGTGCCAATAATGAGTAGAGCAGATAGAGTTAATATAGATGTAAAAAATGACACTTATTTGCCAACACAATTATCCAGTGCTGAATATGAAGCAATGTTTCACATGAGAAGTAGAAGAGTCTGATGGGATATTTAAGAAAAGCTACATTTAAAGATCTTCAATATGTAGCTAAAAATCTTAGAGAAGTTGATAAACTTGAAGCTTTTTATCAAACAGGACAAGAGCCTTTACAAGCTTTGCAATTTACATATCTATGTAGCAAAGTAAATATGACAATAGCTGATGATAATAATGATCCTATAGGTCTTTGTGGTGTTGTCAGTGGTGGTGTTATATGGATGGTTGCAACTGATGCGTTGTTTGATAATAAGAAATATCGAATACAACTAATAAGAAAAGGTCGAGAATGGGTAGATAACCTGTTGAAATCTTACAAAGTCTTATATAATTTTGTATATGCAGAGAATACTTCTGCTATCAAGTGGTTAAAGTCTCTTGGATTTACCTTTATTCAATATCATGAAAAGTATGGTATGCAGAATAAACCATTCTACGAATTTCTGAGGATCGCCTAAATGTGTGTTGTTTCAGGACCATTAGCATTAGGTTTAGGTAAAGCTGCTCCTTTGTTTTATGCATCTCTAGGACTTAATGCTGCTACTGGTTTAGCAGGTAGATCAGCCGCACAGGCAGCAGCTAGGCAAACATATCAATCAGCACTGATAGCAAACAGATCAGCAGAACAAGCCTTTGCTGCTCAACAGGAAGCTATAGCAGATCAGTTAAAGGAAACTAGAAAGTCATCAGCACAAGCAAAACTGGCTAAAACAATACAAGGATTACAGGCAAGAGGAGCTATAAGAGCAAGTGAAAGAGCAGGTCTTACGGTAAATCTATTATTGCAGGATCAGGAAAGGCAGACAGCAAATGCAAGAGAAGCTATTAATCAGGCAGTGGAATCAGCAAGCAGACAATATACAAGGAATGTGAGAGGTCTTGAAACACAGAGAGATAACAGACGTAATCAGCTACAGAGTAGTGTTAATCAAGCTTATAACCAGATACCATCATTAGGATCTGTACTGCTGAATGTAGCAACATCAGGTCTTAACTCTTACGTTTCTCTTCTACCAACAAGTTAATGGCATCTAGTTTTCAAAGTACAGCTTTTCAAGGGTCTGCAAGACCTGTAGATACTTTTGTAGCTCCCCCTAGTGTTCAACCTAAAACTGGTATTGAATCTTTAGCTGAAACACTTGCTGCTGTAAATCCTAATCTTCAGAAGTTTTTCCAAACTAAGATAGAAGATACGATAGAAGATGAACGTGCTGATATGGCAATAGAGATTGGTAAGAAAGGATTTAAACAAATAACAAAAGAACATAGAGACAAGTACGGTGATGATGCTACTAATCAATTAATTGGTGGAAGTATATTTGCACAAGACGAATTTGAAATACAAAAAGCAACATATCTTGGTAACAACTCAGCTAATGAAATAGAAGCTTTATATAACAGCAAAAGATACCCTATTATTTCAACAACAGGTGAACAAATTGAAGTACCACTATCACATTTTTCTATAGATTCTCCTGAGTATCAAGCTTTTCAAGATGAAGCAGCCCAACTCTGGGTTAATAAGACACAAGGTATATCAAATAAAAACTTAAATAAACATTTTCTTCCAAAGCAACGTAAAGCATTAATTGCAAAAGCAGAAAGCCATCGTACTGATAATAATAATTACAGATACAACAGAATAAAGAAAGCAACTTATCCTACTCTTGCTCAAGGTTATCTTAAGTATATAGATGGTGACGAAGAAGGTTTAAATGAAGCTAATAATTATTTTGACAAGATGGTTTTACTTGGAATTACGCAAGATAAAAAAGATAAGTTTTTTGATACAACCGTTTTAGATAGCGTAAAAAGTTTAAGTGATGAAATATTTGCAACTCCAGGAGTGGCAGGTGGTATTCGTGGTTCTCGAAAGGTATGGGAATATGCAGGTAAATTAAAATATGGTCCTAGTGGAACTCTTACATTAAGTCAGCATCCTAAATTTGCTTCTATGAGACAGAAACAAATACAACAACAAATAAAAGATGAAGATTCTAATAGAAAAATATATAAACAAAAATTAGAAGAAGCTCGTCAATTAACGATAGATAAATATTTAAAAGAAAATATTAACGACCCTGCCAACTTAAAACGTATTAGAGATTTCTTTGCAGATGACATACCTTATATTGAAAAGAAAATAGGAATTTATGGACAAGACAGATTAGACGCATTTAGAGAGTTCTCAATAGATTTAACTAACGGAGAATATACAAACAGACCTTTTGAAGCTACTAAAAAATATGGTCAAATTTTAAATAGCATGGGTGGTTTGCAATCAAAAGAAGAAAGAATTTTTGGAAATAAAGTCTTAAGTAAAATAACTGACAATAGGCAAGGTAAACTATCAGGCATTAATTCTAAAAAAACTTCAGTTTTAAAAAGATTAAAAAATACTTATGGCACTTTTAACGAATTATCAGGTGCTTGGGTAAACATCAAAGATGACATTGATCCTAGTAGTCATTGGTCATCAATAGAAAGAAATTTTGAACGTGACTTCGATGTATGGCTTAACTACACAGACGATGGAGAAGGAGGTTTTATAAATAGAACAAGAAAAGACATAGATGATTATCTTTTCAATGAAGAAGTAAAGACTGAAAAAGAAATACAAACATGGTTAGAGGGAGAAAGAAAAAGAATTAAAGAAACTAGCGGTGCTACTAATACATATAGATTAAATCAAGATGTTATTGATTCTTTAATTAAAAACAAAACTATAAAATTAGATAATAGAACTGGTGAATATAAAGACGATTTAGGAAATACTTATCTTTTGGAAGGTGCTACTACAAGTGAAGGAGTTGAAATCAAAACAGATCCTATGAGAAGAAAAAAAATCTCACAAAATAATACAGTAACCATAGATGGTCAAACATTTGAAAACAGTAGGGGAAGAGCAGGTTTTGGTGGAGGTATGACTGTTAATAAGCAAACTGAAGATACTGATGATGAACCAATTAAGGTCCAAGTAAGAAAAGGAGATACGTTATTTGGATTATCACAGCTTTACAATACATCAGTAGAAAAAATAAAAGATTTAAACGGACTAACAAGTGATGTAATTAGAACTGGTCAAGAACTAATTATGCCAACTATTACCAAATTAGTGAATACAGTTGGTGATGCTGTAGTACCAAAAGAAGATTTAAAGAATAGGAGTGTTCTTGAAGAAATAGATGTTACTAAACCTTTTAGCTATGACTCTCTTTACAGACTTGCAATGGAAGTGGGTTTCCCCCCTGAAGACGCAAGGATAATGGCAGCTATAGCTTTGGCAGAATCTAAGGGCGATGCTCAAATAGATACTGTTGCTTCTGGTACAGATCCAAATAAAGAAAATGAATTTAGTTTAGGTCTTTGGCAAATAAATGTAATTAAGGAGTTCCAAGCAGAACGCTTCCCACTATTTAATATTAAGAGTCCACAAGAACTATACAATCCACTAACCAATGCCAAGGCAGCCTTTATACTTTACAGTAGGAGAAAACCAGAAGAAAGATTTGATGATTGGTCTACTTACTTAGACGGATCATACAAAAAATTTCTACCCAAAGCTAAGTAACTATGGATTCTCGTAAACTAGCAAACGATTTTGATTCTAATGACATATTAGATTTAGAGGAAACAGGATCTAATTATTTAGATGATGATACGAATATAGGTTTTAATGTTCCTAAAAGGCTTACTGATTTTAATCTTGGTTTTTCTAATGAAACAGAATACCTTAATTTACATGAGTCCTTAGTTACTCGTTTTCCAGAATTTGAAAAACCAGTATTTAATTTTTTAAAAACATCTGATACTGAAAAATTAAACATAGCGATTGATGATCTTTTAGACCCTTCTAATAGTTCACCAGGTTTGTATGACCCTGTAAAAGATGATTTAAAAAATAATTTAAGTAACTTTTTTAATCTACCAGATGATCAGAAAAATAATATTTTAAGCACATTAGAAAAACGTGAAGGTCTTACACAGTCTTCTGGTTGGAAACAGGCAGCAGGTATTGGAACGGAAGTAATAACAGGTATAGGTACTGATCTTGCAACTGGTGCTTTGCTTAATCCAGCTACTGTTACTGCAACGTCTGGTCTAAGTGTTGCAGCTTATGCAGTAATTAATTTTGGTTCTGGTGTTGCTGGAAATATTGCAGCACAAAAAGTTAGAGGAGAAAAAGACATTGATGTTGGAGAGTTTTTAGCTGCTGGTCTTGTAGATATATTTCCTTTCTTTGGTTCGACAGGTAAAGGTGTTAAAGGTCTCGCTGGTGCTGCCTTGCAAGGTGGTGTTACAGCAGTTGCAGATCAACAAATACAAAAAGCTATTAATGAACAAGAGTTTCTTACACCTAAAGAAGCTTTGTTCTCTGCAACATTTGGAGCAGGTCTTGGAACAACTTTTAAAGGCAGTATTGATAGCTTACAAGGTCTTTATACAAAGTATGCTGGCAAATCAGCAGATGAAATTAACAAAGCAATCACACCAACAGAAATAAATCAAGTTAATAAAATTGTAAAACAAGCTAATGAATTAAATACAACAGGTGTTGATAACATTCAAAGTACAAAAGTTGATAATATTTTTAGAAAATATGATGAGGAAACTCAAGACAGAATTAGTGATGCACTTGGTTTAAGAAGAAAAGTAAAACCATTTAAAACTAATCTTGAAGCAGGTCGTGGTTTAAGAGGAAGTCAAGGTGCTGATGAATTAAAGAAAAGACTTCAATTAGAAACAAATTTTAAAAGAGCTAATCCAGAAGAAGTTAAAAGTATTCAAGAATTTATAGATATTATCGGTGATGATATGTTTAGTGATGTTTCTTTATCACTATCTAATAAAATAGGTGCTGCTGGTCAATTTGACTTTGCAAGTAGTCTTATAACAATCCGTAGAAAAGTTGTAGAAGGCTTTGAACAAGGTACTGGTGGTGGCCTTGATCATGTTGCAGTACATGAACTGTGGCACAGTCTTTCTCGCTACCTACCTAAAGAAGATTTAGTAAGATATAAGAAAGAATTTGCTACTGCTCAAGCTAAATATTTAAAACAATTTGATAAAGAAAGAGCAAAATTCTTAAAAACAACATCGAAAGAAGAGTTGGCTAATCTTATATATCAAAGATCTGATGATCCCTTTGCTAGAAAGCCAAACATTACTGATAAAAACTTTTTAAGAAAAGCCAATGCTTATTTTGAACGAGGTAAATTTACCAATGAAAACTATAGATTCAAAAATATTGATGAGTTTTTTGCAGAAAATTTAGCTGATGAATTTTTTAATGCTTTAGAAAAAGGTGGTCGTCTAGATCTTGCACCTACTGGAACTTTTAAAAGAATTTCACAAGAAGTATCAATATTTTTACAAGATCTTTTTGATAACTTAAGAGCAAGATTAGGTGGCCCTAATACTAAAAAGATATTTAGTGATTTTGTAAAAAGAAAAAATGTAAAAAAATACAGACGTTTTGCTTTAGATCAAACAAATGTAGACAAAGTAGTAGAAGCAAGAAAAGGTAAAGGTAAAAAGAAACAGAATATAGGACCAGATGATCAACAACCAAATCAAATAAACTTTAAGCAATTAGGTGGTAATGAAGAATTTATTAGGAAGTCTGTTCAAGATTCACAGGATGAAGGTGTAAATCGTTTTGTAATGACAGAATCAGACATAAGAGAAGAAGCTTTTGAACTGTTAGAGAATCCAGATTTCAAACAACATATTGAGGGTATAGCAGCAGATAGAAAAATTAATCCATCAGGTATAGATCAATTTGCACTAGCTGAACAAGTTGCAAGAATAAGTAGAAAAAATGATATTAATGTTCAACGATTTATAAATGTTATTAATGTTAAAAATGATGTTAACGCAGCAAAAATAGTTAAAGATGAATTTATGGCTGGTATTGAAGAGTTTGATGATTGGGTAAGAAAATCTATTCCTATTAGAAGTGATTATGGTTCTGGTTTGTACTCCATGCAAATGAAAACTTCTGGCTTGTCAGCAGAAGAATTTGCAAAACTTCCCGAAGCAGAAAAAAGAAAAATAATAGGTCAACAAAGTGGTGTTGCAAGAATAGAAAGTGACATTGAATTAAAACGAATAGAAGATTTTAAAAACGGTGTAAATAAAGCATTTGAAGAATACGAAACAACAGGTGATCCTAAGAAATTAAATGAATTACTTAATATCTTTAAGAGGACTAAAGGTGATTACAGTAAAACTCATAACTTAGTAAGATTTGGATTATTAGGTAATTTATTAAATATTGATGGCAATTCACCTCTTAGAGTCTTAAACGAAATATTTATAAATGCAATTTTATCAAAGCCAACTACCCATGAGATCAATGCTATATCAGCTATAGGTGAAAGCCTTATGTTGAACTTAGAGTTATATTTAGACCCGATGAATATTGTCAATCCCAAAGAATTACAAGCTGCATGGAAACATACAGTAGGTTTACTTCAAGGGTATAACCTTGCGATAAAAGGTGCTAAAGAATCATATATGTTAGAAAGTAATTATTTTAATCCTGGTGCAGAAAAATTAGATTATGTAGATAGATTTGCTATCTCTATGGATGGTGACGGAATACTTGCTAATTTAGTAAATGGTTTTGGTAAAAATTTCGTAAGGCAGCCATATAGGTTTTTATCAGCTTCAGATGCTGCTTTTCATGGTTTCAATATAAACGCATCAGCACAAAGTCTTGCATTACTAAAAGGACTGGAGAAAGGTTTAGAAGGAAAAGAATTACAAGACTATGCAAACAAAATGGCTAATGTTGTTGTTGAAGCATTTTCAACTAGAACAGGTAAAGTAATTAATAAACTACCTACACAACAAGCTAAAGAAGCTGCTGCCATATTTAAAAATGTTCAAGAATTTAGCAAAGAAGCTACTTTTGCAGAGGAATTACCAGAAGGTGCTGTTAGATGGTTAGCTTCTGGATCTGCTAAATATCCTATAGTCAAAAGAATTGTTCCCTTTGTGCGTACTTTAAAAAATCTTATTCATAAACAAATAAAAAGAACAGCAGGTATAAATGTTTTACCTGGTACTGGTTTTTATGATGATTTAACAAGTGGAAATCCTTTAACAAGAAAAGCTGCAAGAGGAAGAATTTTTACATCAATAGGATCTGCTTTCTTAATCTATAACTTTATGAATGGAATGAATGAAGATGAGACAAGAGTAAGACTTACTGGTGGTGGACCTGCTAACAGAAAAGCATGGTTAGCAAAATGGAAAACTGGTTGGCGACCTTATAGTATTGGTTATCCTCAATACAATGAAGATGGCACATTAAAACGTGGTAAAGATGGTCGTGTAGTAGTCAAATACTATTCATTCACAAGAGTTGATCCTTTATCTGGTTACTTAATGGCAGCTACTGATCTATTTGAAATATATAAATATTTAGAAGAAGGTGATCAAATTTCTGCTCTTGAAGCTTTAGGTATAGCAGGTGTCAGGAACATTACTGATCGTTTATTCTTTACAGGTATTAATGATTTTGCAGATCTTTTATACAATAAAGGAAGGTCTAGTCGATTTCTTGAAAGGACTATAACATCTAATATTTTTTATAGTGGTCTTCAATCTGATCTTAAAAGAGTACCAGGTGATTTATATGACATGGGGTTATTAAATTGGTTAAATGTAAGTCCAGAACAAGGTCTTAGATGGAAATTAAAATTAGATTCTGAAGTTTACAAAGGTGATGAATCATTAGGACCGTTTGAATCTTTGAAGAGAGAAGCTTCTAAAAAAGTATTAGGATATGGTGATGACTTACCACCAATGAGAGAACACATTACTAATAATCTAGTCTTATATCCTAAAAAAGCAGGTTTAGATTTATTTAATTGGGTGGTTGAAAGCGAATCTCAAAACCATCCTGTAGTTTCCGTATTAGCTGATATGGGTCAAGTTCTTTCTGAACCAGATGACATGATTGGTAGTTACGGTGGGTCTTTAGATTATTTAAATATAGAAGAAATACAGTTAGGAGATGATGCTATACCTTTAAATGCAACACAAATGAGTGACTTAAGATATTTAGTTAATACAGAAACCATAAAAGATAAATCGTCACCTTTTTATGGATTAAATATAGATCAAGCAATGCAGTTATATATGAAAACTCCTCATTTTAAAGTTCATCACGATATTGTTAAAAAACAAAAGAAACCTTGGAGAACTGCAAAAGATTCTGTTGAACAAATTATGAGTGGTGGTGATAAAATGCCTGGTCTAAGAGAAATAAATAAAATGTATATTGAATTAGGAGAAGATAGGTTTTTGGCTCAAAATCCAGATATACTTGAAAAACATACAATCTTAAATAAATTAAGTAGAGATCGGTTTAATCAAACCATGCAAAGATCTATTCAATCAGTCGAATTTTAACTATGCCTACTAACACTGCTACATCTTTTACAAGCCATACTGGTAATGGTACTGCTGGTCCTTTTAGTATCTCCTTCTCATTTTTTGCTGAAACAGATATTAAGGTATTAGTAGGTGGTGAATTTAAAACCTTAAATACTCATTACACTTTTACCAGTGGTTCACAAATTACATTCACCAGTGGTAACGAACCTGGTAATGGTGTTTCTATAAAATTTACAAGAAATACAGATATATCTGCTAAAAAAATAGATTTCGAAGATGGATCTGTTCTTACTGAAGCTGATTTAGATACTCAAAATGATCAAATATTATTTGCCTTACAAGAATTTACAGATATTGTTAATAACGATCTTCTTTTAAGAGATGGAAGTAATACAGTAATTGGATCTTTACAATTTGAAGGTGCTATTGATGACGATTTTGAAACAAAAATAACAGTAGAAAACCCTACTGCTGACAGAACTATTACCCTTCCTAATATTACAGGTACAGTAGTTACTCGTTCTGATACTGGTACTGTTACTTCAACAATGATTTCTAATGGAACTATTGTCGATGGTGATATAAATGCTTCTGCAAATATAAATGGAAGTAAATTATTAAATGATTCTGTTGGTCTTACAAAATTAGGAGGAGGTGCTTTACCTACAGACATTACTATAGCTAGTGCCAATATCGTAAATGGATCAATTATTGAAGAAGATATAGCTACCGGTACTTTAGATGGTAGATATTATACAGAAACAGAATTAGATGCAGGTCAATTAGATAACAGATATTTTACTGAAACTGAACTTAATTCTGGTCAACTTGATAATAGATACTTTACAGAAAGTGAACTTAATTCTGGTCAACTGGATAACAGATATTTTACTGAAACTGAATTAAGTAGTGGAGCTTTAGATGCTAGGTATTTTACTGAAACCGAATTAAGCAATGGAACATTAGACAGTAGATATTTTACTGAAACGGAACTTAATAACGGACAATTAGATAATAGATACTTTACCGAAACTGAATTAAACCCATCAGCCACTACAGGAGCTAACGTATTAGATGCTAGGTACTATACAGAAGCTGAAGCAGATGCAAGGTTTTATAATTTAGCAAGTTCTGAAGAAATACAATCAGGTGAAACTTGGACTGCTGCTGATAATAAGGTTGCTACTACAGCAGCTATAGATGCAAGAATAATAGATCTTGTAGATGATGTAGGTGGTTTTGTTCCAATAACAAATGAATTAAGTTTTCCTAATACAAACCCAGATATAAATAATGGTGCTGGTACTTTAATCAGTATTCAAGCACTTAGTACAGCTTATACATCTAATGGTAGTGGTACTTTTACTATCGCAAACGGAACTATAGGAAACTCTACTGTAACAGTTACAGGAGCTACAGCAAGCACTACATTTACTGCTGGCTTTGGAATGATATTAGAAACTACTTCTACTCTTAATACCTATACATTTCATAGGCTTGTACCAAAAGCAACAGAAATAACTACTGTTGCTGGTAATGTTTCTAATGTAAATACAGTTGCAGGTATTAGTAGTAATGTAACTACAGTTGCAGGGATAGCAGCAAACGTCACAACAGTTGCAGGTATAAGTTCTAATGTCACATCTGTAGCAGGGTCTATAACTAATGTAAATACAGTTGCAACAAACTTAAGTGGTGTTAATGCTTTTGCTGATAGATATAGTAGTGGTTCAAGTAACCCTACAAGTAATCTAGATGTAGGTGATCTATTTTTTAATACAACAGATAACGAACTTAAAGTATATAACGGTAGTGCATGGCAAAGTGGTGTAACAGCTTTAGGTAACTTAGCTACTCTTGGCACTAATACTTTTACTGGTGATCAGGTTATAAATGGTGTAAGCGTAGGTAAAGGTGCAAACTCTGTTGCTGGTAACACTGTTCTTGGAGAGTTAGCTTTAGATGCTGCTGTTTCTAGTGGAAATAATACTGCTATTGGTAAACAGGCTTTAACTGAACTTACTTCTGGAGGAGAAAACACAGCAGTTGGTCAGAAAGCTATGTCTGCAACTACAACAGGTATTCAAAATGTTGCTATTGGAAGTTTTGCGTTAGAACTAAATACAGACGGAGATAAAAATGTTGCTATTGGTTATGCAGCTTTAGATGCTAATACAACGGCAGATAATAATACGGCTGTTGGACATGCAGCTTTATTAGCAAACACAACTGGTTCTTCAAACACAGCTGTAGGTTCTTCAGCAGCAGTAACAAATACAACAGGATCTTTTCTTAGTGCTTTTGGTTTTGGAGCAGTAAGTGGAAACACAACTGGAACTAATAATTCTGGTTTTGGTTATCAAGCATTACAAAATAACACTACTGCTAGTAATAACACTGCTGTTGGTTATCAAGCATTAAAAACAAACACAACTGGAACAAACAACGTAGCGGTTGGTAATAATACCTTAGATGATAATACTACTGGTGATAATAATACTGCTCTTGGTGCATTTGCTTTAGGAGATCAAACAACAGGTGATAAAAACACTGCTGTTGGTTCTTTGGCAATGGAAAGTACAACAACAGGCGTTTCTAATACTGCTATTGGATATGAAGCATTGAACGAAAATACTACGGGAAATACTAACGTAGCCATCGGTGATAGGGCGATGGAAAAAAATACTGAAGGTAACGAAAATGTAGGTATTGGACAGTTTGGACTAGCAATTAACACGACAGGCGATAGAAATACTGCTGTGGGTTATGCCGCTTTAGATGCAAATACTACGGCCGATGGCAACACAGCCCTAGGTGCATTAGCTTTATCAGCAAACACAACTGGAACTGAAAACGTAGCGGTAGGTGCAAACGCTTTAGATGCTAATACCACAGCAGATAAGAATACTGCCATTGGGTATAATTCTTTAACTACAAACACAACGGGTGCAGATAATACTGCTGTTGGACACGCAGCATTAAATGCAAATTCTACAGGTGCATCTAATACTGCACTAGGTAGAGGGGCTTTAGGCGACAACACCACAGCTTCAAACAATACCGCAGTTGGACATTTTGCTTTAGTAGCAAACACAACCGGTGCATTTAATGTTGCGTTAGGAAGTCTTTGTCTTGATGCCAACACCACTGGTTCTGATAATACAGCCATTGGTCATGAAGCTCTAGGATCAAATACATCTGCTGGCAATAATGTAGCTGTAGGTTCTCTTGCGTTAAGATTAAACACAACTGGAACAAGAAATACTGCTGTTGGTGCTTTATCTTTAGATGCTAATACTACTGCTGTCCAAAACACTGCTATTGGTTATCAAGCATTAAGTTCAAATACAACTGGACAATTAAATGTTGCTGTAGGAGATGAGGCCTTATTTAGTAACACCACAGCAGATAACAATACCGCAATAGGTAATGATGCCTTATATTCAAACACAACTGGAACAAATAACGTAGCCGTTGGTTCTTTAGCTTTAGATGCAAATACTACAGCTAACGATAATACAGCAGTAGGTTATAGATCGTTAACAACAAATACAACTGGTGCTGGTAATACTTCTGTGGGTAGAGAAGCCCTGAGAGATAATACGACAGCTTCAAATAATACTGCCTTTGGATATATTGCGTTACAATCAAACTCAACTGGTAGTAATAATACTGCTTTAGGTTCAAATACTTTACAGGACAACACAACTGGAGCCAATAATGTAGCTGTTGGTAATAATGCTTTAGATGCTTGTACGACTGCACCTAGTAACGTAGCAATTGGAAATAATGCTTTAGGCATTCATACAACTGGGGATGGTAACAATGTTTGTGTGGGTAAAGACGCAGGTGATTCTATTACAACTGGATCAAGAAACGTATGCATTGGAACTAATGCAAATCCAAACGGTGCAACTGCCACAAAACAATATGTATTTGGACATGATTTAACTGGAAAAGGTGATAATACTGGATTTTTAGGTGGTATTAATGGTGTATTTAATGAAGGTAATGGAACAGCATGGAATACTACTTCAGATCAACGTATTAAAAAAAATATTGTAAATTATGACACTGGTTTATCAATAATTAATCAAATACAAGTACGAAATTTTGAGTATAAAACAGAAGATGAGATTAAGGCTGATAATCCAGAACTGACAGAGGTTATAAAATCTGCCGTTGTAAATAAAACTGGAACACAATTAGGAATAATTGCACAGGAAGTAGAACCTATTTTGAATAGTGTTATTACAACAAACTCTAGTGGTATAAAAACATTTCAAAGTGATGATATTTTCTGGCATATGATAAACGCAATTAAAGAACTATCTGCAAAAGTCACAGCCCTCGAAGCAGGGTAAACTACAAGTAACTTAATTTTTAATTATGGAAGAAAGAACCGCAGATGAAATCG